GGAGTTGACAAGCTAATGTTTAACCGCAGATTATTGATTGCAAATTCGGGGGGGGACATACCCGCTGTAGTAACTATAAATTTTTATCTGAAATGCCCTGATTATCAGCCGGGAAATATAGACCTACCTGTAACTTTTAAGATATCAGATTTTAAAACAGAAGAATTAACTTACTATGCAAAAGTAAATTCTACCGTTGGCGTTCCTGTGAATTTGTATGCGGAAACGGTATATGAAATAACAGTGCAAGATGATAGGTTTTTGCCAATATTAGAAGATACTGTTTTTCATGCGAATGTAGATTACTTAATATCACTTGATTCAATTTAAATATCAAAAGTTAAGGTGTGATAAAATGGATATAGATAGAATTTGCTGCCGCTGCAATAAGCCTTTGCTTACTGGTTACTACTACTTTAATAACAAATTCGGTATATGTATAGATTGCATTACTAAATTATCCGTTTAGAAATCCGAAACGAAAACCAGTTACATATCAAAGAGGTTGAAGCTGCGCTAAAAAAGGGGAATTGCTAAAATGATACATCAATGTACTTCGTGCGGTAAGATAAAGCCTATTGAGTGGGCTTTTGAAATGCCCGCATATCATAAGACTTATTATATATGTAAAGAATGCTTGCCTAAAATATACGAAAGAATGAATAAGAAGTCACAAAAAAACTCTAAAACACAAGAAACCAGTTATTTTAGAAAAAATTAGGGGGTGTAAACATGGCAGAAGTTGTTGAATTAAAAGCGTTTGTTACGTCCAGCCCAAACGAAGCGGATTTTTCGTCAGCAGCGCAAAACAGAGCAGACGAAGCATATCCGACTATTAAAGGTTATGTTACGTCTAAATCTGATGAAAGCAGCTATATCAAAGGTGAAACAATGCGCGTTGTGGGAGTTAACTTACAACCTATAACGCAGATATACACGTTTGAACCACTTACAGGCTCAATAGATATTGATAATACGTATCAGATTGAAGTTAAAGCTAAAGATAAACCGAAACCGCCAAAGCCGCCCAATATCCAAGAACCTATTTACGTCACAGGTAAATATGGAATTGAAATGAACCCGTATTTTACGCCCGGCGATATAGGGCGTACGCTATACCTTAATGACAAGTGGGATATATTTAGTGACGCAAGCGGACAGATAGCGTTAGTATCCGGCGCATATGCTATAGCACAGAATGCGGCGAACGCAGTCAGGCTGTTCAAAAACGACGCTTATTTAGCACAAACGCGCGGGATTCCACATTTTGAAATCGAGCTGGGCAAAGCCCCTGCGATTGCCGCCCCTATCCTGCGAACTCGCATACGTGAAACCGTTCTGAACGTGAACGGAGTAACAGGAGCAGAAGTTGACTTAACATTTGATGAAAGCGGGCGTGTCATGGGCGGTGAAGTGCAAGCGACAGTATTGGAAAGCGAAAACGTTCAAATTGATTTTTAAGGAGCGAAAACATGACTTACATTTTTTATCTAATATTAGATATCATGTTTACATTGATATGCTATGTAACTAATCCAGTTGTAATATTATTCTCAAACGAACACGGAGAACTTCCATATCCTCTGCGCTGGTGGCAGACTTACGATAATTGTATCGACATACCGCATACAATTAACAGCGGCGTTCCAAAGCTGTTTAGATATGACTTTGACAAGCATTATAAATACACACCTGAATTCAAAAATAAATACGCCATGAAGCCGGGATACGTAGAGATATTAGATCCGAATTTTACCGTATGGGAAAAAATTCAGCGTTATATTTGCCGAAATGTTTGGCTTTACAGAAATACTGCTTATGGCTTTTCTTATGAGGTTTGCGGGCGTTATGTATTAGCTGATAAGGTAAAAACATACGTTGACTATAACTATGCTGAAAACGACAAATGCTATATCGCTGTCGTTAACGATAATCGAATATTTTTAAATAAAACATGGAGCATATTTTACACAAAAAAATATTGCAAATGGTTTTATCTGCGAATTTATTTAGGCTGGAAATTCAAGGGGACTGCGGGGCAATCTATGATTGCTTTTCATATCAATCCATTTAGATTAAATGATTAAGGGGGATTTATAATGATAACATTTAACCCGGATACGGGGCTTGTATCAAGCGGAACGGCGGCGATACGGGCTAACCTTGTAACTCAATGGCAAAAAGCGTTTGCGACAGACCCCGATAAGCCATTGCTTGACACAGCCCCCGAAACACCAGCGGGGCAGCTCATTGACGGACAGGCTGTATTAATTAACAGGAAAGATAGCGAGATTCTTTATCTTGCGAACATGTTTAATCCCAAAACCGCGCTTGGAATATGGCAGGACGCACTAGCAGGCATTTACTTCATTGAACGCCATATAGCCATAGCAACCCTTGTTACGGGCAACATCAAAGGCGCATACGGCACAGTTATACCCTATGGAGCTATAGTCCAAGACCAAAAGGGGTATACTTACACTAACGTCACAGTAACGACCATAGGAGAGGACGGAACAGCTACAGCTATTTTCCGCTGTAGCCAGCGTGGGGCTATTGAAATAGGCGTAGGGCAGCTTACGAAGATAGTTACCGTTGTTCCCGGCTGGGACAGCATAACAAATCTAGCCGCAGGCGTCACCGGACGAAACAGCGAAACGCAGGCAGAATTTGAGCAGCGCAGACGTGCCAGCGTGGCACAGAACGCCCACGGCATAGCGTCGGCGGTTGAGGGCGCACTAGCTAACCTTTCCGACGTAGTAGCCGTATCGGTTTTAGAAAACCGCGGTGACACGGACAAAGTGCTTTACGGCGTCACACTGCCCCCGCATAGCATTTACTGTAGCGTCTATGGCGGGAACATAGAGAGTATAGCCAAAACGATTCACGAAAAAATTGACGGCGGCTGTGGAATTTCGGGAAACACAAAAATCGCTTATGTAGATGAAAAAGGCAATGAATTCGTTTACTACATTGAGATACCGACAACAACAACGTTCGCGCTGTCTGTAAAGATAAGGAAAACTTCGACGCTTCCGACCAATTACGAAGAACAAATTAAAAAAGTTGTTCTTCAAAACTTCAACGGCGAATTAAATAAATACGGACGCGCGAAAATGGCACAGACGATTTACGCAAGCCGCTTCTACGCCGATATAGTTGACGTCGGTGTAGATAACCTTGAAAATATTGAGATATCATACCCTAGCAGGTCAGAATGGACTGATAGCGTTAATATTCCAGCTAATCAGATACCAGTAATGAGCGAAAGCAATATCACGATTACTGTACTAGATTAAGGGGGCTTAAACATGGACTTTAGAGGGCAAGAAGATGTGCGCGAGTGCGACAATATACGTGTTGAACTACAACCGTATATCCAAAGTCAATACGGTAGCAGCACAACTATTTATCAGATTTTAGATGATTTTCGCGCGAATATCGACCCTAGTAAAGATATGCTAGTTTTTTATGATAACATATTTAATATAGCGACGGCTAATGGCGTCGGGCTTGATACATGGGGCGAAATCCTTGTTATTGGCAGAACGATAACAGACCCTATTAACGGGAAAAAATTCACGTTAGAAGATGATGAATACCGCTCACTGCTTTACTATAAAGCGTTAGCTAACATCACCGACGCAAGCCTTGCAACGCTTAACTATATGCTGAACAAGCTTTTTCCTGAGCTGGGCGGCGTTGTATTCAACGTTATAGATGAAAAGCAAAGAGAGGACGGCACATTTTACAACAACTATCCCATGCACGTTCGCTTCGTATTCGCAATGTATTTAACAGATGTGCAGCTTGCCATATTTAGGATAGGCGCGAATTTAATCGTAGGCGCAGGCGTCGGCTGGTCGCTAGTTATGATTGATACCGATAATACGTTTGGTTTTAATGGCAGCTTATTGCAGCCATTCAATAATGGCGTCTTTGACCCGTCCCCCCCCGATCTATAGAGTAAAGAAAAAAAGAAAAAAGGAAGTGTTAAAATGGC